CGCTACATCTCACCAATGTTAGCTCTAGATGACTTACTGTTCGTTAACTTCGTAAGTGCTACTAGTGGTAAGTACACTACTAAGACAATTGACCAAACGGATGCTAAGTTCGATACTATCACAATGTCTTACAGTGAAGCGAAACCAGCAGGTACACGAGTTAAGCCACAGTACTCTTTAAACGGAGGACAGTTATGGAAAGACTTCACAGTTACTCCATCTGTAGTAAAAGAATCGCAAGAGTTTAATAGAATCACATACACAGAGAAAGTTACTTCCGCAGCAACGAACACATCTGTTAAGTATCGTTTGATTCTAGAGGGCGACAACCGATTCCTACGACCTCGTGTTAAAAAGTTAACAGCAGTAACGAAACAGACAGTTTACTAAGGAGGGATTACATGGCTACAGAAAGAAGAGATGGTTCCGGGGCGTTAATATTCGTCCCTTCCGACTCTGAACTAAGAACAGGTCGCGCTATGCAGAACATCGAACAGAAGTCAGAAGCATTAGATAAAAGCTTAGAAGACGTAGAAAAAATGAAAGCGCAACTAGCATCTTTAATAGAGCAATATGGAGGAAAGGACATCGTATAGGTGTCCTCTTTTTCTGTTCACTTTTCTAACTATGATATAATTAATATATGAGATATTTTAACAAATAGGAGGAGTTAATATAGATGAAGATTACGGTTGGGATTATGTATACGCATATTGATTTTCAAGGCGATACATTAAAAGCAGAAAAAGTAAGAGGACATATGCACCATAAACTGGGAGTTAAAGAAGAAGGAGTATTCCATTCCAGAGCCTACAAAGCTGGAGTATGGGACGGTATCACCGATTTCTACGATATGAAAGAGGACAAGTTCCCTACTGGTCTACTACAATTATTCCTAGAAGGCGTAAGAGAGATGCAAGAAAAATACGCAAGCCTTACATATGAATTAGATGACACAAGACCCGGAGCATTATTGCACCACGATAGTATGGATAAAGAAATCCAATTAGTGAAGAATGGTGAAACTATTACACTACGTGATTATCAGTATGACTCTGTTAAACAAATTTTAAAAGAACAAGTAGGTATTGTCAATCTAGCAACGAACGCTGGTAAGACAATGACAGCAGCCGGAATCATTAAACAGCTATTCCCATTAGTAGCAAGAGGAGAGCGCATCGCCTTTATGGTTCACTCGAAAGAGATTTTAAGACAGGCGAAAGAAAGTATTTCCGAAGCGCTTCAACTTAAGCCACGAGAAATCGGTATGGTTGGTGATGGTAAGTTCGACATAAAGAACAAGAAACTAGTATTCGTTATGATACCTACATTACATAGTGCATTAAAAGACCCGACTAAGGGCGTTACATATACACAAAAAGATAGATTAGTCAAGCAGATGGCGGAAGATATTGCTCCTAAGTTTTTGGACACAGTTAATACGCGAACGCTTATTAAGAATTATTTGAAAAATTGGACACCGAAAACTAAGAATGATTTAGAAATTGAGAATATTCTTACTACTCTTGCTTATGACAACGCTTACACAGATAAGAAGGTACAAATGGTATTGCGAAGTTATAAAGGTGAGTTAGAGAAAATTCTGATGAAAAAGAATAAAAAGAATTTTGAGAAATGGAAGACAGCTCACGATTTCGTAGAATCCATTCGAGTATTTATTGGTGATGAGGCTCACCGTTCGAAAGGTGAATCATGGTACTCAACAGCATTACAATGTAGTAACGCACAATATCGTATCGCATTAACAGGTACAGTAAACCAGAAAGATGTGATTCTTTACCAACGTATTCGTGCATTGTTCAGCGGTGTTGTATCTAAAGTATCGAATGATGATATGGTAAAACGAGGCGTATCTTCAAAACCAGTTATTCGTATGATTGAGATTAAAGAGCCACGAGGTATTGAGTTAGCAGATAACTATTTAGAAGCTTACAAGATGGGTATCGTTAATAATGAGTATAGAAATAGATTCGCCGTTAAAGTCGGAGCTTCCTTCTATAAACAGAAAAAAGCCGGGGTGCTTATTTCCGTTAACCACATTGACCACGGGGAACAGTTAAAAGAACTGATTGAAGCGGAAGGTCATGAATGCGTATTCCTTAAAGGTGAGTTATCATCCGAGGAGCGCCAAGAAGTATTACGACGATTCGGTAGTGGTGAAGTTCCATTTATGATTGGTACAACACTTATCGATGAAGGTTTGGATTTAAACAGTATCGGTTGCTTAATCCTCGCTGGTGCTGGTAAAAGTTTACGTCAAGTATTACAACGTATTGGTCGTGGATTACGTTTAAATGGTATCGATGGTAACCAGACATTAGTACTGGACTTCATTGACCGCACCCATGAAATACTATTGAACCATAGTAAAGAACGTATGAAAATATACAAGGACGAGAACTTTGATATGAAACTACTTGGGAAATAAGTCCGAGGTAAATTTTAAGGGTTAGTCTATTGACTAGCTCTTTTTTTACTAGTATAATAACCCTTGTACTAATAGTAAAGGAGTTGTAATTAATGGCAAGAGAGGCAATCATTTTAATAGCAGAAGAGGAGACGTACAAGAACCTTGTAACTTTCTCCGATATCGAAGACATGAACGAGACGGTTCGTACATACAAAGATGTAATTAAAAAAGAGGTTAAGCGAAAGGATGTACAAAAAAATCTTCTAAGATTACTAGATTTATTAAAGCGACATAGCTGTAAGCACTTAGGAGTTAGCTTCCTTAGTAAAAACAGTTTAGCGGACAAGCTGGAATTGAGCTATAAAACAATCCAGCGATTGATGATTCGATTAACTGATTTTGGGTTCATCAAGGAGTACGCAATGAAGCGTCGCTCGAACATGTACCAGACTTCCAACGCTGTGATTATCCAGCCCGTTAAAACGGATTCGTCCAACAAGGAAGAGCCAAAACAGGTAGAAAAAAGTCCGAGTAAAACAACTAATAAAAACCTTAAAACAAATAATATTAATACATATAAAGAACGTACAGTTATACATAATAATACTAATACTGTTAATAACATTAAGAACGCAGAATTTGTAGCACACTGGGTACCAGCACGTTTCACTGAATTATCAAATTCATATTTTTCTAAAGCAAAAGAAGTAGAAGAGCTGTGGAAAGTAGTTCGCCAGAATAATAGACCCGTAAACGGAGAAAAACTATTTACTAAAGCGCAAGAACTAGAAATCGGGTTAACTGCTTTGAAACAATATGTGATGAAATACAAGAACGGTGTGAAAATCAAGAAGTCTATGTTTGCTTACTTTAACGGTATTGTAGATAAGTTGATGACTAAGTTCTACTTCGATGCAGACTTTATGACAGTAAATTGATTAAATTCTGAAAATATGTTATACTAGAAGTATACACCCTAAGAGCGTGTTTACTAAAACTTATGCAAAGGAGAAGTGGAGTATGACAACAGTATCGGAATTAACGTCGAAAGGAGTCTTTATTGACTATTCGCTAGTTAATATCAACACCAAACTATTAGACGTTTTAACAAATTTGATTAACAAAGCTAAAAACACTGTTGATAACGTGGTTACGTTTAAAAAAACACATTTAGCTAAAGAGCTAGGTAAGGATGTAAAAACTGTATCTAGCCATCTTAAAGAATTACAAACTAGCGGAGTTTTCGAAGTTGGCGGAGAACGCGGAAGAGGTAAAGGTTGCGTTGTGCGCTTTAACGAGCTTCTTGTGAAATTCGATACTTCTGAAAAGGCGCTTATTAACTCCGACGACGTTAATACTCTCGATGCGGATATTAAAGATATCGTGAAAAAGGTATATCCTAAAAAGCCGAAGAAAGAGAAACCGAACAAGCGAAATCGTAGAACGAAACAACAAATGCTAGAGGACAAACTATTACGTAGCGAAAAGCAACAACGTGTAGATGACCTTAATGCAGAACTAGCAGAGACTATATTCCCTTCATGGGACTGGTTCCAAAAAACAGATGCTCCAGTACATAACTACAAAGCATACTTAGTGTCACGGATTTATAACCGTTACGCTTATTTATTCGCTAAGAGTACAAACTACTTTTACGATAAATCAGAGGAGAAAGTAGGATACAAAGTACCGGAAGTATTACCGGACTTCGATGTACTCGAAAAAGAATTTATGGGGACAATTAACTGGGAGCATTTTGTCAAATTCGTAGACTTCTGTGAAGAGAATGAAATCAACCCGGCTGTGTATTTAACAGCTCAATTCAACCGTTCCACTTATGCCGCAACAATTAAATCCAATGTAAAAAGCGCTAAACCATTCCCTAATGCATTAATGAGTGAGGGAAGTTATGAAGTGTACAAGCGTGAAGAGAGTTTCCAAAAGTCTAAGCACATCATGAAACTGCAAGGTGCCGCACTTAAAAAGGACTTCGCAGATGACCCAATTATTATGTCTCTTGACGACGCTTACAAAACAGCAGACAAAGGTAATGGTATCCTTAGTCATTCCCAAGCATACCGCGAATTATTCCGTACAGCAGAAAGTGATGATACTACATTCGCTTTAGTGGACTTCTACGACTACACGATGGAGAACATGAAGAAACAGGGTGTATCAAAACAATCACAAACAGTTATTAAGAAGTTCATTACGACACAAGCTGTTATGAAACTATACGGTAAATCAGGATTACCAGAGAATGTTATTCTTGGCTCCGAGATGGTACGTATTGCATTAGCAAGTATCCCGCAGCCAACTATTAGCAACCACGAAGTACATATGAAATCAGCTTCATTCTTAGGAGAACTGTTATTACCTAATGCAACAAAGCAAGAACAATACAACTATGGTGGGCGTACATTCCTACGTTTAACTGATACGATTGACCACCGATTTACTTTACGTTTAATTGAACAGCGTAAAGGCTTACATGTTTCATTGAAAGAATTACAGGATGCGTTTAAAGAATATGGACGACACAACATCCCGTTAAATGATTACTCATTCCTAGATGTAGAACAGATTGAGAAAGTATTCCAATCAGCAAATGAAGTAGCGGACTACGATTTAGAAAAGTTCACAGTAAAGAGTGAGTACAACATGATTCAAGGTGCTTATCATAAGACTACAGAACTGGATGACATCATTGCATCAGAGCTGTAATCTTCTTGACTTTTAGCACAATATTTGATAGAATAGTAATATTCTAAAAAACAAGAGGGGGAATTTATGTAATATGGAAAAACCGATTATGAAAGAAATACTCCGCAAGGCAATTGAATCTCCGGTATTCTCTAAGGAGGTTCTACCAGTAGTACCGATGTCAATCTTTGAGAACGTGGAAATCTATAAAGAGATTACACAGATTGTACGCCGATACTATCAATCAAATTCTAGTGTCATCACAGAGGGTGCATTAGTAACATTACTAGAAGCGAAACTTGATAGACTTAAGAAAAGTGCAGATGAACAACAGCAGTACTTCAATAAAGTTAGTGAGCTATACCAGATTCGAGACAGCCACGATGATAACTTGATTGATGAAGAAATTGAAAAATACATAAAGAAACAAATGAGATTAGAATTACTTAAGAAAGCTGCATTAAAAATTAATGATGAAGCGTTCCAAGATACATTGGAAGATGAGTTTCGTAAAATTATGTTACTGGATATTTCTGGTCGTAATGATGAGATTATCAACGTAATCGATGACGTGGAATATAAACGACTAGCGCTATCATCTTTAGATGGTAATACCGTACCAACCGGATTTAAATCCATTGACTTATTGAATAGTGGTGGACTAGCTAAAGGTGAGTTAGGGCTTATTGCGGCTATGTCAGGTACAGGTAAAACATTAATGATGACCAACTTAGCAACGAACTATGTTAAGCAAGGTTACAACGTATTATTCATTGCCCTAGAGGAATTAAAGAACCGAATGGTTTTAAAACTAGAGCAGTCAATGTTACGACAAACCCGAGGGGACATCTTAGATGGCTCTACACTTAACATGGAGAAATTCGAGAAGAGACAAGCCCTGTATAAGAATAACCGCGCACGATTCGGTAACTTATTCTTAGCTCGTTACTCTCCTCGTAAAGTTACACCAGCTAAGATTGAGCAATTAATCTCTGATTTACTAATTCGTCAAGGGGTTAAGATTGATGTAGTTATTGTCGATTACCCGGAACTATTACGTAATCCACATGCTACAGGTAATGAAGCGGATGATGGCGGTAAGCTATTTGAAGAGATGCGCCGTATTGGACAAGACTTCGACGTAGTAATGTGGACAGCTTCTCAGTTAAACCGTACAGCCTACAATGCATTAATCAGAACATCAGAACATATGGAAGGTTCGCTCCGTAAGAAGAATGCTGCTGAACTTGTTCTAGTAGTCAACCAGACACCGGAAGAGTACAATGCTGGATTCCTGCGACTATACGCGGATAAGGTACGTAACCCGCCAGAAGGTGCATATGATAAGATGCTAGGATTTAAGGTTATCGGTAATCAGCAAGTAGTGAGAGAGTACATACAAAATTCAAGTGAAGAGAAAGAACATAGAGCTATCTTGGAAGCGGTTGACCAAGCAAGGGACAACCTATTTAAAGCTAAGAAAGCTGGAGGTAATAGTGGTAAGGTTCCTATGCCGGACTTTAGCCAAGAAATAAATCAAGCAATCAGAGG